CTTTAAGTTGATATTTTACTTTAATCATCATACTATTCCTTATACAAAAAATGATTCTAAATTTACAGTTTTTTCTACTTTCCAGTTAATTGCATCCAAAATTACTTTCATTGGTTCTAAAAATGCTTTACTGAATTGTAAGTCATAATCAATGTATTTGTCTAGTCCAAATTCCTTTGGGAATTCTTGAATATAAGAAATTACATTCTCACGAATTGGATTTGGAAGTTTTAAATAACAAAATTTAATCTTCTCTCCATTTTGAATTTTTGCATACTTCTTATCTAACTTTTTTTCTTTAATTAGATGATTATAAAGAATTGCTCCTCTTGCGTGAATAGGAGTTCCTTTACAATAAAGAGTTGATGAAGATTTATGTTTATCTACGTCATTAATTGAACGTGGAAATGAAATTTCTTCTGGAGGAAGTTGATTGAATGCTTTACGGAAATTATCTATAAAGGTAATCATTTCATCTTCTGTTTTAGTCATTACAATTTTAAGAGCATCCTTAATCTTTTGACGACAAGGAGCAGGAGTGGAAGATTTGACTGCTTCTAATCCCATAATCTTTAATTTAGGTTCATCATAACGAACACCTTCACTATCCCAAACATTCAAGATATAACGTTTCTTGGCAGTCCAGATTCCACGGTCGGCAATATTCTCCCGTTTCATCTGCATCTTCTGGTCGTATGCGTTTACATAGTCCGCCAATTCTTGGTAAGAACTCTCAATATATTTTTCAAATTCCACCTCACAGACCTTATCAAGGAACCCAACAATTTCCTCAGTAGTTTTTTCTCTTCCTTTGTATACAGTCTCAACAAAAGGACCCATATTAAGGTAAATGGAATCAGTATCAGAAGCAATAACATAATCAACATCATTTGTTTTAAGAATTTTGTTTAGGTATGAATTCATTTTACGTTCAATCCAACGAATAGAAACTTGTCCAGACATTGTGATTGCTTCAGCATTTGCTAGTTTATAATACCTGAAATACTGATTTCCAATAGCACCATAAGCACTATTAAGAGAAATCTTTTTTGCCATTTGGATATTGTTGCATCTAGAAATTTCTCTTTCCAATTCTTTCGTTTTCGTCTTTTCGTATTGCTGTTTTGCCTCCAACATCTTTTTCTTGAAGACTACACGGTCATTATACATTTTCTCCATTAATTCTGGAAGAAACCCACGAACGTCCTTACGATACATCGCACCATTCGGACATACAGCATAATCACTATATTTTTCAAGAGCAACTTGTCGTTGTAAAATTTTATCAACAGTTGCGCTGGGATGTCTCTCATCCAGAAGAGTTTCTGGAGAGATGTTATATTGCATAATCAAATGAGGATACAACGAGTTAAGGTCAAATGATACAACCCAATCATACTTTCCAGGAATTGGTTCCTTAACATATGCCCCCGCAAATTTATCACTCTTCTCAGAACGGTCTTTAGGAGGAATCACAATGTTTCTTTTTTTCAAATAATTATAAATGATTGCATCCCAAGTTCTTACCTGAAAGAACACATCATTAAAATTTATTTTTGCATCGTATGCCATCGTAAAACATAGTTCGATGAGTTTCATCTTGTCTTCCAATTGGTCTACAAGTTCTACGTCTCGAATATTATAATCAATAAACTTCTGCCAATCTTTTGTATAAAAATCCTTAAAAGTTTCAAACTCAGAGTGGTCTAATTTCTTTTGACCTAATTCTACATTTGCAATATGGTCTAGACGATAAGATTCCTGTGCCTTATAAGTAAACTTCTTATAAAGGTCAAGATAATCAATAATTGAAACCCCAGCAACTTCATAAGAGATTTGTTCTCTTCCTTTAATTACAAGTTCTTTTCTACGAATATTTCCCCAAGGAGAAAGACGACGTGCTTCCTTTTCACCGAGAATTCTATCAATTCTTCCAGCAATATAAGGAATATCATACAACTCACAGTTCCAACCTGTAATCACATCAGGAGTTTCCCTTTCCCAAAATGCGAGAAAGTGTTGAATCAAATCAATTTCATCCCTACATTCAACATACACAACATCCTTACGAGTATTGATATAAGGACGAGATGCAAAGCAAATGATACGCTTTGTTGCGTAGTTTTGTAATGTGATTGCTAGAAGTTCTTCAGCACAATCAAATACATTTGGGAATCCATTTTCTGATGCAACCTCAATGTCGATTGTTACGAGACGAATTTTATTAATATCAAACTTAATTTCATCTTCTGGATATGTTTGTGAAATATATTGTGCTTTGTAATTATCATTACCATAAACAGCAAATCCTTCTACATTTTCATATTTCTTCAAAAACTCCTTACAATCAGAAATCTTTCCAGGTTGAATTGGTTCAACACTCAACCCATCAAGAGTTTTATACTTACTTTGTTTTTTAGATGTCACATATAGAGTTGGTTGAAACTCTTCCTCTGACTGAAAATACCTACCGTCTTCATAACCACGAACCAACATTTTATTAAATTTTTCATAGACGTTGGTATAAAATCTCATTTTGTAAGTTTCAAGTATTCATTAAGTAGTTCTTTTGTTGGTTCAACAAGAGTCAAAATCTTATCTGAACTCATCATAATTTCTTGGTCATTCGTAATTTCCTTCAACCAAGGAGAAAGACTTCCATCATCAGAAATCAAATATGGTTTTACTAATCTACAATTTGGTTCTCCAAAATCAACTAATACTTCTTGAATTTCAGTGATTAAATTCAACTGATTCATTAAGATTAGAACTTGAGTTATCGGATCCGACATCATCGGTTCTTCCGATGGTTCCCCCATCATTTGATCCACTGACATTGTAATTTCCTCTTCCATTCATTCTCTCCTCATAAGATTTTTTTAAAGTTGCTGCTGGTTCTACAATTGTAACCACCCAATCTGGGTTAATCGCAATATCAGTATCATCAGACAAAGGAATCCAAGGATATACTGAGATATTATACGCTCTCGTTTCTGGTTGCTCTGAATCTTCCATCAATACTTGTGGTTGAGTCAGTTTAACAACATAAGGATTAGAAAAAATATAAGAAACAAGTTTATTTGTTTCTTCTGAGATTGCTTCTCTAATATCTGCGATTACATCTTCACCAGATTTTAATAATGCTAGTTTTACAGTCATTTTACTCACATACCTGTTTTAAGTTTAGCAAAAAAATGGGGGAGTGTCAACTGGATTTTGCCAGTTGCTCCCCCTGCGGCAACGATATTCAGAAGTATTTATAGGTACTCTTTTCTGCTGTGATGTTCTGGAACAATCTTACCTAGTCGAATGGTAAGTAGTCCGTCCTCAAAGGTGACTTCTCGGACTTCGGTGTCGTCTGATAGTGTCCATGCTCTCTTGAAACTTCGTTGAGCCAGACCCTTGTGGACAAACGTCCTATCCGATTCTGTATCTGATTTTTGCCCTTCGACAAAAAGTTTTCCATACTCTGTGAAGACATTTACTTCCTCCTTTTTGAATCCTGCAAGTGCAATCTCTAAATGAGACTCTACATTATTTACCTGAATTAGATTGTAGGGTGGATAGTTATTTGTAGTTTCGTGAAGATTAAATAGACGATCAAAATATTCATCCATTCCAATACTATTGCGGGTAATCCTATCCATCAAGGCAGGCAAATCCGCAGATGTGTATCTAGAAAGATTAGTCATTATAGTATCTCCTTATAAAGCGAGGTTTGATTGTGTGGACCCCGAAGGCGTCCTTACTATTATATATCAGTTCATAATAAAAAAGGGAGTGTTGAACTCCCTACTTTATTATTCGGTTTCTACTTCTTTCAAGTGAACTTTTAATGCATCCTTCCATTGTTGTTCGGTATACCCACAAGCAATAAAAAATCTGCGAACCATTTCTAAAAATTGATTTTCATTTAGATATGGATCATCACATTTAATCTCTACATCTTCATCAGGAAGAGCAAACTTGGTATTTGGGTTTTTATACCAAGTTGCTTCTTCATTTCTATGACGAAAACGAAATTCAAAACTTCCTGAAGACATCACTCAGCATCCTCAACTTTTTTCTTTTTAGCACCAATATTATACTTGGTTTCTAGAATCCAATCGCCTTTGTCCTTATAGGCAAGAACTTTAATTTGATTCAGGGGAGCAATGTCCTGAATTTTTTTAAGATCAACAATCTCAATCAGACCCCAATCTGCAAGAAGTTGGGCAATACGATTACGACGCTGAACATCATTCACAGTCAGGTTTGCGTGTTTGCCATCTAGAGCAAACAGTTCCTTAAAGTGAACGAGATAATATCTACCTTGCTTGTGTAGAATATGGCAAGATTGGTAAATCTTTTTCTCTTTACGTGATGCGACACCAATACGAGTGAGTGTTTCACGAACCTTCAAAAAATCATCAGGTTCATTCAAAATCACTTCAACCATTTGGTCTTGTGACCAAATCACAATAGGTTCATTTACAACACTCATTTTGTTCCTCCAGTTTCAAGTTTTGATTTTATAAAATCGAGTTGTTTTTTTGTTAGAATTCTCAAAGCTTGCTTTGCCTTCTCATTACTATAACCATAGTAAGATTTGACTATTTCAAGGTCTTTAATTTTTTCTTGTTTTAACCAAGGAGAGAATCTCTTCTTTTTCCTGATTATATTTATAAAAAAATCATATTGAAGTTTCTTATCTAATGAGGAAAACTTATTCATCTCATTTGCATACATCAAACAATCAATATGTCCCGACAAACATCTGTTAATAATATAAGGAGCATACTCCTTTATGGAGGAAGGATCTTCGTCCATAATATTCTTTTTGTTTTGATTAATTGAGTTCAACCAATCCTTCAGTTCAATTTTCATTCGTATAAGTTTTAGGATGAAAATTACAATACTCATTAAATACAATCTTACATTCTTTGTTAGTAAGATTACAATACTCTGCTGCCTTTGGAAGGTTCCACTTAGCAGCAAAAAGCATTTCCATTGCTTCTCTTGTTTCAGGTCTCATTTGAAATTACACTCACACATAATTTCTGTTAATGCTGCTAAAAGGTTAATTTCTTGGTCAGCCACAAAACAAATTTGGTATTGGTACTTAGCAACAATAAGAACGGCAGCAGGGATAGATTGAGGTGAAAGGCAATCATAACAGGCGTCATAAACCCTGCGAAGAACGACACCAGGGTCGTTATCCAAGTTGGAGACCACCCACTTTCGGACTTCAGAAAAGTTTTTACTTTTGAGATGAGTAATAAGGTCATTTACAGCAACATCAGAAAAAGACGCAAGAATACCACTATCTATTTCACCACTAACAGAGTACCTTTGGCACTCATTTAGAACTCTCCTCCAATCAGGAAAATGAGAATTTATCAGTTGGGCAAGTACTTTCGGATCATATTTGATGCTTTCTTCATCCAAGATGTTTTGTAAACGCTTGAAGAAGGATCCTGCCAACTGAGCTTTTTCTCTTCCTTTGATACTGAACTCAACAACTGCACATCGGGAGTGGAGGGGTTCAATGATTTTGTTTTTGTAATTACAGGTGAAGATAAATCTACAGTTGTTATAAAACGTCTCAATATTAGCCCGTAAAAGGAGTTGAACGTCGTTTCCTGTATTATCTGCCTCATCAATGATAATGACTTTGTGTTTACCAGTTTCTTGAAGTGAGACGGTCGAAGCAAAGTTCTTTGCTTGGTTCCGTACCGTGTCCAGAAATCGTCCTTCATCAGATCCGTTGATAACATAAAAATCTACTCCCAACTCATTACATAGTGCCTTTGCTACTGTGGTCTTACCAACTCCTGGAGGTCCAGCAAGAAGCAAATTTGGAATTTCACCCTTATTTAGAAAGTCCTTAAAAGATTTCTTGATATTATCAGGCAAAATACAATCTTCAATTGTCTTTGGACGGTATTTCTCCACCCACAAAAAATTTTCACGCATAATTATAAATCCAATTTGGCATTCTATCAGGAATTTTTAGGTAATTGTCCTTTACCCAAGGTTTGGACGCAACATACTTTTGATATGCTGTTGGAGTATCAATACTATCGTCAAGTTTAAATTCGTCGGGCATTGCCCTTGTGAATTCTACCACATTTTTGTAGATAGAAATTTCCTTTCCACTTTTAGTAGCAAAGATATTCTCTGCCACTTCAAGTCCTTTCATACAAGCGTGGTCTTTACCATAACGATGCCGATACTCATCACAAAGAGCAAATCCGTGCCGAATCAACCAAGCAAGGTTCTCATGGGATTTTGCTGCCCATTGAGTACAGGGATGATTACGGAACGCACCCTTCTCTGTACTATACGGCAGACCGTCTTTCTTGGGAATGTATCCCCAATCATAGTACCACTTGGAGAAGATGACAGAGACCATTTGACAAGTCTCCAAGGGCATTTTCACTACGTGTTTGTCAGGAAGTGCCGCAGCAGAAATTACAGGACATTCATCGACGACAAAAATATTCATAATATAAAATTAAAAATCAGGAAAAATTGGAATCAGGTTCCAAAGCAATATAATAAGTCAAATTATAACGTTCGTTTGTGAATTTAGACAGAAGTTTTTCTGACACAACTACATCATAAGAACCAGGAATAATCTTAATGTTTTCTACCTTGAAGTTAAAAGTGAATTCTTTATCAGTCTCACCAACTACAATAGAGTACTCGTTGGAAGTATCATTCTTCTTATCACGAACAACCAAACGGATTACACCTGCTTCACCAACAGCAGAAAGATCTGGGAGTTGATAAACTGATGATGCTTTGATTAGTTTATCAAGTTGCGAATGTTCTAGTTGAAAACAAACATCTTCAGAAGGAAGTGAAATTTCTTTTTCTGGTGGTGAGACAATTACTTCAGGGTCAGCAAAGAAATATTTTACACGACGTTTTCCTTCACGAATAATAACGTGCGAATCATTTTCAAAATCAAGGTCAGGGTCTTGGTGTAGTCCCAAACCATTTAGAAATTGATTGAGGTCATAAATCGCAAAGTTTTTTGGGAATTCTTCCTTAATTTCTGCTTCCGCAAGAATGTTCTTCATCACAGAAATACTACGCAATTTATTTCCTTTTTTGATAAGGATACTTTGGTTAATGGAAGAAAAATTTTTTAAAATTGCCAAAGTTTGTTCAGATAATTTCATTTTTTAATATTGTAAATAGGTAAGTTTAGTTTGTTCTTCCAATGATAAGGAGCAAAAAAGTTCCCAAGCAGCGGAAAGTTGAGCATTTGATTTTTTTCTATGGCAATCGTTACATAGTGGTTGTAAATCTGTAATTTCTTTTTTTATACATTCCCAACTCATGGAGGATGGTCTTTTATTCCAAATTATATTACCACTAGTATTCCCAGTTCTAAGTTTTGTTTGTTTTTCTTTTTCGGAAGAAGTTCTTGGCATAATATGATCAAATTCAATATTTTTGGTTGATCCGCAGGACACACATACTCTCCCAACGTTTTCAAGCAAATATTCCTTTTTTTTGTAGTAGTGATCTCTTTGTAGTTGCCTTTGCCTTTCTCTATTTTGAGATTTCCATTCTTGTTGATATTCTTTTTTAGTTTTGTCTTTATATTCGTTTTTGGGCATAAATATTTTTCATCTAATAGTATTTAGAAAAATATTTATGTTAGTGGTCTTTTCAGAAAGTTTCATAGTTTGGGGGGGTTTATTTTTCACTTGTTTTCAACGAGATTAAGATGATTAATCAAAAGAATAGTATAGTGTAGAACTTTAAACAAGTCAGCACGAGGAGTTCCTTTAGTATCATAACGGTCAGTATACTTGGTAATGTTGCCAGCACAAAATCCTTCACGACGATTGTGCTTAATCTTATCAAGAGTCTGTTCTTTTCCACCACCAGTCCTATCAACATAATGCTGACCATAAGTACCAGTAATATATTCTTCAAGTTGTTTCAGGATTTTGTCTTCGTTGTATTTCCAGAAACCATTAGCATTTGTTTTTTCAGTCATATTCACAGGAGTTTTTGTAACATCAATTAAACCAGTTATTTCATCGAGTTTTACTGTAAACTCATTAAAATTTTTTTCGTCCTCGGGTCCAAACATAGTAAAGAAAGTCATAATAACCTTTACCAATCATACCAAAGAACCGAAGGTCAGTCAACCATTTTACTAAATCCCTTAACCTTATCAAATTTGATAACTCTATCAAATTTATCAATCAATTCGTCTGTCTTATGTGAAATCACAAATATATTAGTATCTTTTATTACATACTTAATAATTCTTGTGAAATAATCTGTTCCCATAAAGTCTAAAGAACTATCAAACACTTCATCCAAAATAAGAAGATTGGTATTGACTGAATTTTTCATTCTTGCAAGTTCTCTCCAAGTAAACAAAATTGCAAGATTAATTCTCATCTTTTCTCCTTCACTAAAACTTTCATAGGTAAAATCCTCGTGAATAGGAGATTTAATTTTTTCATTAAACTCTTCATCAAGAGTAAAATTAATATAAAAGTCCATCATTTGCAGATACTTATTAATCTGCTGATTCATAAGAGGAAGAT